AGTAGCGAACCTTGAAATAGATCAGCCATTATTTAGCTCCTTTGAGATAAGCCAATGGAGATTTACTCTTTGGCGGTATTTTATGTAATGGTGCGCTGCGTTTATGTTCGCGAATGTTTTCTCTAAATTGATCAAGCACTTTAGCGCCAGCTTTATTAGATCCGTTACCTAATTGCGCCACAGTTTCAGCATCAATTACGTATTCACCGTCCGCAAGCATTGCTGGAATGTCATCAGACTGGCCATCGCCAGCGCCTTCTACACGAGCACCAGCTCTGTAATCATGTCGACCATCCATAATAGGCACGTGATCAACCATATTGTCAGGATGCATATCATACGCTAATCCACCTTCAGCCATTCCTCTTCCCAGAAAGCGATTTAATACAGAAGATGGGCTTACTCGAGTGCCGTAATTATACGATGCTTGTCTAGCAGGTTGGCTTGAAGAGGAGGTAGATCTTGCTGCATTTTTTTTAGCTTCCTTTGCGGCGTGTTCTATCTCACTTAGTTCTCTTCTAGTATATTCTTTTCCAGTTGCTGGATTAAATTTTGTATTTAAATTGCTTAAAAGCTTTTGTACCTGGAATATTTGAGAGTTTATGCTTCCTTTTTCAGCTGCTGGAGCTAAAGCAAGTTTGTCTTGAAGAGTCTTTAATTGAGTATTGTAAGTGTTTACTAAATTTGCATAACCAGGGTTAATTGGAGCAGGTGTTGTAGTTCCTGTGGTTGTAGGCAATCCACCGCCACTAGTTGTTGTCCCAGTTCCAGTTGTCGTTCCCGTTGTAGATCCAGCAGCTTTAACTAAATTGCCGTTAGCATCATAGATGTTTCCTTTGCCATCCGTGAAGTATTGTGGAGCTGTTGTAGAAGGTCTTCTATCTCTATCTCTATATCTATCTCTATCTCTGTCATCATCATCATCGTCATCGTCATCTCTACCACCTGTGTTTGCGGCTTTGACTAGATTACCATTAGCGTCGTATATATTACCTTTGCCATCTGTGTAGTATTGTGGTGTTGTAGTTCCGCCACCTGTAGTAGCACCTCCACCAGTTGTTGTACCTCCGCCCGTGGTTGTACCTCCACCTGTAGTTGTACCGCCGCCTGTAGTGGTTCCACCGCCAGTATTTTGATTACTTAAAATAGAATTGATAAGAGCTGTTAACTGTTCAGTAGTCATGCCGCCAGTTGTTGTTGGCGTTGTTGGCGTGGTTGGCGTTGTTGTTGTGCCTCCACCAGGTGCGCTCATATTAGGTATTGTAGGTTGATATGTTGCAGCACCTAGGCCACCTGTATTTTGAGATGTAGTTAAAGCATATGGTTGACTGTAATCTTCGTAAGGCACGAAATTTGCAGGGCCCATGCCAAACGTCGTTGTTCTTGGTTTTAAGCCAAGCTGCGACATGTCAATACCTTGATTAACTTGATTAGTACTTCCGCCTGATAAGTTACCTAATGCCGCACCAGCGCCAGCGCCTATAACAGTTGGGTTAGTAAGAAGATCAGTAAGCGTACGCACTAATGGATTAGTTTCGCTTGTAGTTTCCATAGCAACTGGCTCTTGATTTAATGTTGAGCTTGGAGCCATGTCTTCAGCTGCTTCCACAAGAGAACCGTCTGCATAACCTCTAACAGAGCCGCCTCTTTTAAATAATGGAGTTGCTAAACCGCCTTTTTTAAAGAAACTACTAAACATACCGCCAGTAGTGTCAATTGGTGAGTAGATGCTAGTATCATATGAAGGAGTTTCATAACCATAATCAGGATAATAATTTCCAGTGTCTGTTGGAGGTGTGTAATAACTATTCTCATCAGGAGGTGTGTAATATTCGTATGGGTCTGTTGGGTAATAAAGATCATTATTTGAATAATCCCAATCGCTACCGCCAACATCAATATCTGGAAGTGATATGTCTGTAGATGGAGTTTCATAACCACCACCAGTAGAGCTATATAGCTCATCCGTTGTAATGACTTCCTGTGGATTGTTTGCATTGATCCAAGAATCAGAAGATGAAGGATCTTTCACATAGTAAGTGTCTCCACTCTTTACCGCATAAAGATTTCCGTCTCCATCATATACATTTCCGTACGGATCTTGAAAGTATGTTCCAGGGTCTTGGTCAGCAGGAGGAGTTGCTGTCTCTGTTGGTCCTGAGCCAGTGCCAGTTAAGTTTCCGCCACCAATGCTTGTACTTGGTTGAGCAATAATGTCACCATTAGATGGGTTAACACCTGCAATAACGTAATTAGATTGACCGTTTGATTTACCATGATAAGCATCAACTTGTTCTTGTGTTGTGCCTTTAGGGAAAGCTAAACCACCTACAGCTCCAGTGGAGCCTCCACCGACAGGAGTTCCTGCAGCTGAACCTATACTAGCCGCGCCAGGTGATTTTGTCTTTTTAGAGGGTAAATTAGAAATGCTAGGAGCGTCTACAGATTTAGGAGCTTGTGGTTTATTTTGTGTGGCAGGAGCTTTAAATGCTTTGCTTAAAGCCAGTCCAGTTAAACCACCTAATAAAGCGCCAGCAGCGGTATTATCGGTTGTTTGATTTTGATAATTTACGCCTGGAATTGCGCCAGTTCCACTTCCAGGAGATGTGATTGGAACGCCAGTGGGTTGGCTCATTAATGGAGTAGTTAGATTAGTTGCCATATTTGTCCTAAGTTCTTAAGCTAGTCGGTAACAAACTTGGGTCTGTTACTGGGGTTAATGTGTTAATATCAGCACGCTGCGGAGCAGTGCTGTTTGTGTTTGTTGGAGCTGTTGTTGGCGTAGAAACAGAACCTAGTCCAGCTTGTCTATTATTACCAAACCTGTTATTTCCAAATCTATTATCTCTAGGCACATTATTACCCGATGCTCCCAAGTTAACGGAACCCGTGTAAGGTGTCAAGCTACTAATATCAACCTTTGTAGGCGCTGTTGTTGAATTTAAACCACCTGTAGTAGTGCCAGTTGTAGTACCAGTTGTAGTACCAGTTGTTGCTCCAGTAGTGGTGCCTCCAGTGGTTGGCAAGCCTCCAGGAGGCGTTGTTGGTGTTGTTGGTGTAGTAGGAGTAGTTATTGGCGTAGTCGGCGTTGTAGGCGTAGTTATTGGCGTTGTAGGTGTAGTTGGTGTAACAGGTTTAATAGTTCCAGTTTTTGGATCAAAGTTAATTGGAGTTAATTTTGTTACATCAACTTTAGCAGGCGGAGTTGTTGGTGTAGTAGGTGTAGTAGGCGTTGTCGGCGTAGTTGGTGTAGTCGGCGTAGTTGGCCTATTAGGTCCTCCAGGCTGTCTAGGTGGGTTTTTAGCTTGATCAACAATTTTTTTTGCTTTGTTTAAATCATTACCTAATAATGCATTAGTAATAGTTGCTGTAAGGGCTGTAGTTAATATGTCTTTAGGTACAGTACTTAAAAATGATTCAATAAAGCTTGGATTAGAAACTCCTGTTTTAGGAACCTTATTAATTAGATTTTGATTTTCAATGTTAGCTATCTGAGTTCGTATAGCTTCGGCTCTTGCTGTATTAGCAGCTTGTGCATCAGGAATGGCTGCTGTTAAAAGCTCACCTTTAAATTTAATTTGGTCTTGCAACTGAGCCGCTTTTGCCATATTTCCGTCGACTAAAGCCTTGTCTAATTGCACTTGTAAAGTATTAATCTCTTGACTAAGTTTTTGGAATGTAACGTTTGCAGCGTCTGTAGGGCCGAAAAATCTACTTGTCAATCGGTTAGGAGCTGTTTCACCTGTAAGAATATCAAGTTCTTTTTGCAACTTAAAAGTTGGGTCACGCTCACTAATCCTTCTGGATGTATTGCTTCCTGGCAATACTCCCTCGTAAGTTGAGGCCTTAATATCATCTTTTAAATCATTCATCTGCATCTGTAGTGAAGTTGCTTTTGCCATGTCACCAGATTGTAGAGCATCTTGCTGTTCTTTATATAGCTCTTGATATTTAGGAACGTCAGTTGTAGCAACATACTCTGCATATTGATCTTGAATGTCGGCAATAAGTTCTTCATAAGAATTAGCCATGCCTGACATATTTGAGGTAACAGCACTAAGTTGATCGTATGCTGGCTTGTTTGCGGCAATTAGCTCATCTACTAAGCTAGTAGTTTTTTCATATTTTGGATAAGATACATCGTTAATTTTAGTAGCCAAAGCATTAGCAGCATCTGCGTCTGCTTGAGAGTAAGTATTGGTTGCGGCAATGCTGTCTTCAATTCGTTTTTTTACCTTTTCATATTCCTCAATATCTACATTGATTTCTTGAGCTTGGGTATATTGAAGTTTTTGTATTGCAGCAATTCTTTGTAAGTTTGGATCTTTAGATAACAATTCCTGAGCTTGTGTTTGAGCATTTGAATAATCAATTGCAATCTTCTCTGATTTTGTTACAGTTTCTTGAACGGTATTAAATAGCTTACCTACCAAATCAGATGATATTGCACTAACTCCAGCACCTAATGCAGCTTTTTTAATGTCTTCGCCTGTGACTAATGCCATAGCTCCGCTAATAGTTGCAGAGCCAGCAGCGTCTTGAATCATTCTAGAAAATGAATTATCTCCTAGTACGTTACCAATAGCGCTTGTTATAGGGTTTGTAATTTTTGTAAGAAGTCCGTCTTTGCCAGTAACGGTAAAGTCTTTTATTCCAATTGCACCGAATACAGATTTTTGAATAGTTGGAGACATAACAACTGGCATTAATCCAGCAGTTAAAATGTTTCTCATATCTCCGCCGTTAAGGGCAGTAATTGCAGCGCTACCAACAGATCTAATGGCTGTAGTGGCTAAATCAGCACCTATACCTAATGTTCTACCTAAGGCAGTTCCCCATCCTGGAGCAAAGTAACTAAGTGCAAATGATGCAATTGCTGGAAGAGGGTTTTTTATAATGGCTTTAACGGTGTCAACTATGCCACCTACTACGTCACCTACAAAGTCCACTACACTTTCAAAAATATCACCAACGAATCCCATTATTTAATCTCCACTTCAATGCTATATCCACCAGGAATTTTTGTTTCTTTAACTGGAAGCTTAGCCATTCTAATTAATCTTATAATTGATGGATTTTTAACTTTTGAAGTAATTTTTTTATATCCAGCAATTTTTAATGCTTTTACAAATTCTTGTAATGAAATTTTTACTTCTTCTTGATCATCCGCAGTAAATAAATGAGCATGACTTGCAACTGGAGGCGTAACTTGAAAAAATAATAAAGAATTGCGTCTACGTATAAGTCTAAAATGAGGCGATTGCAATCCATGGTACATGTAAGCGTACGTCTTTTCCCAATCTTCTCCTGGATTAGTTCTTGCCATGCTTTGTTGCACAATGTCTTGTGTAGACATTTGATCATAGTCAACATTGAAATCTTTTTGATTTTCTTCCATTACTCTACCCTTTGGTTTACGGCATTAACTAAAGCTTCAGCCCAGTCTTGCCAGTTATCGTAAATGTAAGGGCCTGGTATACCCTCGTTAGTAAAAATATCAATTGCTTTTAATCCTGACGCCCAAGTTTTCCATTCATCTTCACTGCCTGGTATTGCTAATTGTTGTCCGCCATACGCTTCAACCATAAGAGATGCCCATGAGTTGAAGGTGTGAAATCTTGGATCATATACGACTGCTAGTGCCATATTAATAAGGCCTTACGTCACCAACGTCTGCGTTCAACATGATGTAACCAGTTTGATAGTTACCACCAAGTACATTGCTTTCAAACTTTAATCTTAGCTCTCTTCGTTGTTCGCGCATATCGATTTTTGATGTGTCTTGATTAAACGTATATGGGCTTGATGCTTGGTCGTCTGATTGGGCGAATGGTCTACCTGTTACGGTTAAGGTCATGTTTCCAGTCATGATAAAATCAGGCTCAAGGCGTTCTAGTCTTAGCCAGTAATTATCTCCCACTGGAGTTTGTTGTGACGGGCCACCTGATACCCATCCTAAATTAGATGTTTCAAAATAACTTTGAACAGCTGTTTGAATAATGCCTGATGGGCCTGTGTAAATAGCATCTGTACCAATCTCATGTTGGAATAGAGATACATAACTCATGAGCGATGTTACTATAATTTCAAAGTCAGCTCCGCCAGGAAGTGTAGGAGCGGTTAATATATTACCCACTGCATAGTCTTGACCGTGTGAAGTAATAACTACTTCAGTCACAACTCCACCAACTACTGTAATTGTAGCAATTGCACTATCGTTTCCAGTACCATTTTCTAATACTTCGTATGGGTAAACTCCGTCTGTATAGCCAGTGCCAGCGTCTACAATATTAAATGCATTAACACCACCAGTTGCATTAATTTCCCATCCAGCATTAATTGGATATGGGAAAACTTGTGAGAAGTAACCAGCTGAGCGTCTTGCTCCTATTGCTTGACCAGCGTCATACCAAACATTTTCACGAACGTTGTAAATAATAACGTCATTGCATTCTGTAGAATCACCGCGTGGATAGAACCACCAAATTTCACCGTAACGAGATACTTTAGTTGCGTAAACTTTTTGACGCTGTGCGTAATTAAGATTGTCAAAGAAATAGTTTTGATTAAATGTATTTGGAATTTCTTTTACAACACCGTTATAAAGCATGAATCGGTCAACGCCACACCAGTAATAAATACCATCGTATTCAATAACAGATGACGAAGAAAGAATAGATGATTGAGATGATATGATGTCATAACGCCAAAAGAATGTGGAAGCAGTGCCGCCAGCTGTGATTGTTGTAGGTGTATAAGATACTCGGATAAGAGAGTCAAGAGACCAGAAGAGACCCGATGGAGCATTAGAACCACCTCTAACAGGAAGTCCCTTGACTACTTTTGTAGCTGATACGTTTGTTTCGTTCGAATCAGCCGAAACCCAATCATTAATATTTCCTGCTGAACAATTTTTTATAAGGCCATTATTACCGTATACAAATGTATATGGATGTAAAACCACTACACCACCTGACACCGATATTTGATTATCAAAAGTAAATGTATTACTTACTGTTGTTCCTGTGGCTGCAGCAGATAAAACTACCGATGTGGTCGATACTGACACGACTGTAGTTCCTGCTGGAATATCTCCCGCAGCGTCAGTCACTAACTGTCCAGGCCCTACAAGAGGGTTAATAGCACCTAAAGTGATTGTAGTAGTTGAATTAGTTGATCCAGTTGCTGTAAAAACTCCAATAGGAGATAAAGATGTTCCGTTGATATCACCACCTAATACAGGCGTGTCTACTGTGTTATCAATCTTTGTTAAGTTTTGTCCAGGATGAGCCAGTAATGTTTGCTGATTTGTTCCGCCTGAATCAAACTCTGAATCCATCTGCCAAAGATTATTATTGTTTGGAGTGAATCCAGTTAAGGTAAAATCTAATATTCCAGAACCAATACCAAGTTCGTTAATACCTACAACTTGAAGGCCATCGTTATAGCCACTAAAAATATTATTAAATCCATCATTAGGATCAAGAAATATGCCGCGGCTAGGCCCTGCTAAAATAGCAGTAATTTCACGGAAGCCTAAAATTTTTCTTGGACGGCCACGTTGAAATCTTACCCAACGACCATCTTCATAATAGATTTTATCGGTTAATGTACCGTCTCTTTGAATGCCAGGTTGGGTATCAAGTGCAAAAACTTTTTTTGTCATTAGTAAGTACCGCCTGCAATACCACCAGTAAAGTTACCTGACCCAGTCACTTGAACACCGCTTGCATTAATATTTAATCTTTGAGTTCCAACAACTGTAAATCCAATGTTAGTTGCGCCTGGCCTATACATACCAGTTGATGGCTCGCTAACAAAATTTAAAGATGGAGCACCAACACTTCCGTTTAAAAGTTGAGATGTTGATCCGCCAGCTTGCACTGTGTTAGCGTTATAAAAATTAACGCCATCAGTAATAACTGATGCTTGCTGCCCTACTGGGATAAGTACTGTAGCTCCCCCAGGAGTGGCTGTCGTAACAGTTAAAGCAAACCCGTTGTCTGTAGTTTGATTACTAATAACATAAAACGCCACTACGGGAGGATACACAACGGTAACGTTGCCTGTAAGATTGCCGACATATTCTTGAATAGTAGATGTAGCTTCTTGAGTTGTTAATGTAACAGTGCCAGTTGATACTGATTTAACAAGCGCTGTAAATAAGAAATTAGGACTCTGTCCGTAACCTACAGTAAAGTACTGTGTGCCATCGCACATAATAAATGCTGACTCGTCAGGGTTAACTGTTTTAGTAACTTGCAAGTCAATTGTGTCTGGCGATGCTACGGCTATTGTTAATGTACCAGTACCGTTATTTTTTAAAATAGTAAACCAGTTATCACCTAATGTAGATGCAAGAGGTAAGTTGACTGTGCCAGCTCCACCTTCCCATAGTTTATTTTGCGCGCGATCTGCGGCTACAAATGTGTATCCAGTAAGAAATGTTTCCACTGGATGTGCTTGGTTAAGCGTTTGAGATATTGCAAGTAAACCTAAGCCTGCAAGTTCTGATGCAGTTCCACCTGATGTGCCAGCACCAAAATCAATAACTCCCCAAGTTCCAGTTGTAGTGCTATTGTCGGTAACATAAATATAAACTGATTTTCCTGCAGGAACAGAAGCAATAGTTCCGCCAGTAAAGTTTCTAACGGTAAATGATGTTCCACCTAAGTTACGAATTAAAGCATCTTGACCTACGGATACTTGGTTTGCAGGAGGCATAGCCAAATAGCCAGCTCCTGGTGTAATGTCCATAATACGTGCCGCTGGACTCTCTGGGGGTATAGTATTTGAAGGCCAGTCAAGCTGAAGATTAACTGTAAGCGTATAAGACGCGTAGCTTACGTCAGTGGCCTGTATTACGTCTCCAGTAAATGGTGAGATGTATGAAGTCATTAACTATCCAATACAGTAGCTTGACGATCACCGATACGTTGAACATCTTCGGCTTTCAGTGTTTGCATAATGGCTTGATACTGTGCTTGCCAAATAGGTGTACGCTCATCGTTTTTAAGGAATGGCATTGCTTGTAATAAGCAACCATAAAGCAACGCTTGTGGAGCGTATTGAGTAAACCAATTAGTTTGATTAGATGAGTCTAATGGCTGTACACGTTCGTAATACAATACTTCAAAATCATAATTACTTGTTGGTGTAGGAGCTACTAACCAGTTTTCATAATCGTAATCACAGTAGAATTTAGGTACGTCTGTTTGTGATTGATCAGGCCAATACTCTCTTAAGTATTCATATTTACGAAGTAGCACTGGTTGTTTTACGCCGTCTACAGTAACGTTCATAGATACCGTTTTATGCCAACGAACTGGCTTATTAATGATAGGGTTACTAGCAGTCATGTTTGCTTCAACAACTGTTAAGTTGCCTAAGAACTTAATCTCTGAAGCAATCACTTGCTCAGCCAACATAATGAAAAGAGGTATCTTATCTAATGTAGCTGTGTCTGTACGTTCCAAGTATGACTGAATATTTTCAACTAAACTGTCATATGTCATTACTGCTGCGACTGTCATACAAAATTCCTCGTTCCAGATTTATCGATAATTAAAGCCATTTTTCTTGGCTTATCTGCAAAATTCTTTGGTATTGAAATATGTGTCCAAGAATCAAATTCTCTGATTACTTGATCATACTCAATATTGCTTTTTAAAATTTCTTTTACTACATCATTAGGTGTCATGCCAGGCACTCTAATATCTGCGGCGCATCCTAATACATGTTGTGATGTAGGTTTACCGCCTACAGCTTCATTAACTTTTAAAGACCTATATGCAGAATTAACTAAAATAGGTCTTCCTAATAATTTTCTTACTTCTTCAAGGAAGCGAGCCAACCTAACAAGGTTTGCTTTAACTTCTTCGTTTGGTGTGTTATCCAATCCTTTGCGTTCTGCAATTTCACTATGTATTAACTCCTCTAAAGTAAAGTTTGGGCTTAATTTCATTTTTTCTTAACATAAAATAAACTACGTTCACCAAATAAATAGAATCCTACAGCGCTTGCAAAGTTATCTACCTCAGGTGTTGCAATACCTTGTAAGTGCATAATGACCCATGTAGATAAAACTAATAAGCCTATAGCTGGTCGCATAAGCCTTACAATAGCTTCTACCCACGGATAAGATGGATTACCGCCACCAGCTTCATTCATGACTTTGAAAAACTCTAAGTCAATCTGTTTCATTTGAGCATATTGCTCTATCGTAGCTGGCTTGAATTGATCAGGCGCTACAAACCTATTAATTAATGACTTACCCAAGTCAACAGCTAAAGGTCCTAAAGCAGCTAATATCGTTACTGGATCCATATTATTTCAACACAATGCTTAATAATAAAATGATAATTGCACCAGCACTTGCCATTAAAATACCTTCTAATCTTTTAAGGCGGGCATTAATTGCCTCGTAACGTAATGCACAAACTTCTTCATGTGTACTTAAACGATGATCTATGTCATCTACTTTTGGTGTAACCATGCTTTATTCTTCCGATTTATGCTCTTCCTCTGGAGCTACTAAACCTTGTTCTTTAGCTGCCTCTTGTAGAGCTGTAATTAAATAAAAAACTTCTTGGTAAGGTCTGGT